AGAATTTGGTAAAATAAATGTGTTGGTTAATTGTGCAGGATCTAGTCAAGGTATTGCACATAATAATTTTACAGCACTTACTGATCAAATATTTGATTCAATAATACAAACAAATTTACGTGGGACCTGGACCATGACTAGAACAGTTATACCCCACTTAACTGACGATAGCGTGATCGTCAATATCAGCTCCGCGTCAGGAATCCGTTGGGGTGGTAGCAACATTGCGTATGCTTCGGCAAAAGCAGGAGTAGACTCAATGACTAGGAACTTGGCACGAGCACTTGCGCCAAAAACTCGTGTTGTAAGCATAGCACCAGGGGCAGTTGATACTGGCTTTGCTCCGGGTGCTAACTATCAACAGGCTATAGCAACCACGCCACTGGGCCGCATTGCTACACCATCAGACATTAGTCATATGGTAATGAGTGTAGTAAACAGTAAATTTTTAACAGGAAATACCATAGTAGTAGACGGAGGCCGAGGAATATGAAAACTATTTTAACTTGTGCAGTTACAGGGGCAGGAACAACTCCTGAATCAACTCCTTATTTGCCAATTACACCAGAACAAATTGCTAATTCAGCATTAGAAGCCGCAGATGCAGGTGCGGCTGTAGTACATATTCATGTGCGTGATCCTGAAACTGGTCGTCCTAGCATGAATTTATATTTGTACAAAGAAGTAGTAGATCGTATTAAAGCAAAGAATACTGATGTGTTAATTAACTTAACAACAGGCCCGGGTGCAACAGGTCCTAGTACAGTTATTTTTGGTAATCCGCATCCTGCTTTCCAACCTGCACAAAAGCGTGTTGACCATATTCTTGCACTCAAGCCTGATATTTGTAGTCTAGATTTAAACACTATGAATAGGGGGCCGCAGAATATTACGGTAAACACTATTGCTGTAGCTCGCGAAATGGCTCTAGCGGTACAAAGCGTAGGTGTTAAACCAGAATTAGAAATATTTGACTCAGGTGATTTAAGCATTGCTAAAATGTTAATAGCAGAAGGTACAATCACAGGAGAGCCATTATGGCAAATTGCGGCGGGCATTAAATGGGGTTGGGAAGCAACGCCCAGTACGCTAGAATACGCTAAACAACTATTACCCCGCGACAGCACCTGGTATGCTTTTGGTATTGGAGCACAGCAGATGCCCTTTGTTGCGCTTTCGACTATCAGCGGCGGTCATGCTCGTGTAGGATTAGAAGATAACATTTATCTAAGCAAGGGCGTTTTAGCTAAAACAAACGCAGAGCTTGTAGCTAAGGCTGTACGTATTATACGAGAGTTAGGTAATGAGCCTGCAACACCTGCAGAAGCTAGAGCTATATTAAAACTCTCTTAAAGCCCTAGTTAATTCAATAGTGGGATATGTAGCAAATATATAGCCCACAAGAATTACACTAATAATAGTCAATACAACCAAGTACCAATCTTCTTTATTCATTATAGTATTTACTGATCAACTCTATATAAATATTAGATTATGACAAGAAAAAGCCTCAAAGAATTAATGGAAGATGGTGCTACTGTTAGCGGTGCTATTGCTTCAACTAACAACGGTTTCGCTTCTGGCGGTATCGGTGATGTAATCCGTCGTCAGCCTGCTAAGAAAAGAAAAAGCCTCAAAGACCGCGTTGATGAAGCCAAAGCTGAATTGAATACCAAATATAGTATAAAAAATATACTTGGTGACGTAGAATCTCTAGACCAATTAAGTTCAGAGCAATTAAACAAAGTACTAAGCATTCGCGGCTATCGTGCTAAAGTTGTTGGCAAGAAATTTCGTGATCTTACAGGCCGCGGCGCTGTTTACGACGTTAAGATGGAAAACGGCAAGTGGTATGTTATGCGTATCATGAATGTATATGGTATAATCGACGGTTGGCTCACTGATGAAGAAAATAATTTAATAACGCCCGGTAGAGTTAAGCCGCAAGGTGTGGCGGAAGGCGCAATGCCAGCCAGCGTGATAAAACAAAAAGAAAGTATTCGCTTGGCCAGTGACGAAGAAAACAAAAAACGTTTCAAAGGCAAAACCAAAGCTGAATTAGCACAAATGGCTCGCCGACACGGCTACGGTGACAAAAATCCATATGCTAAATTTCACGACGGTGTAACAGAATCTACACATGATGCAGACAACTCACTGACTGAAATCAAAAAAGGTCAGAAAGATTCAAATGGCTATACTAAATGTTGGCCAGGTAAACATGCCGAAGGTACTAAAAAAGGCAAAAATGGCGGGCAAGTACGTAATTGTGTACCTAACGAAAGCATTGAAACCGAAGACCGTCATCCCAACGAAGAACCTTACGGACCAGAATTTAAACCTACTATGCCCAAGGGTACTGTTAGAGTTGACGTAAGCGATGTATACGATTGGTATAAATTAGGTAAGAATATTTCTAATCTCAAAGGTCTAGATACCAAAGACTTTGGTAAGGGACCTCCTAGTACTATTGTAAGTTTTGGTGACGAAGATACCGAACACAAGTATATCAACGATTTAGAAAACCTAGGGCTTGAGACAACTGATATAGATCCTGTAGATCCTAAACAACCTAAGGGCATGAAGCGTCAAAAGGTAGATCCTACTTACAACGTAGGGGAAGCTTCTAGTCCTGCACAACAGGCCGCAATAGCTATTGCTAAAAAGAAAAAGAAGCAAAAAGTTGACGAAATGGATAAAAGTGCTCCACAGCCAGGTCGCGATGGACACGTTAGTCATAGCACTTATGGTAGACGTGATGATTATAATTTAGGTGACCCCGAAACAACTCTAGGTCCAGAGCATATTCTTAAAAAACACGATGCAATTAAACAAGCATTAGCGGTACTTGATAAATCTATAGAACAATATAAAGGCAAAAAACAAAAAGTTGACGAGCTAGATACCAATCCTACTAAACCACCTGCTTCAAAGAAATCATGGCTTGATTATGGTATGCCCGACAAGGACGAAAAAGAACCAGAACAGCGTTTCCATGGTTGGGACGAGTACGAAGAACAGAAGAAAAAAGAACAAACAAAAGAAGCAGTAGAATTAAATCTTGACGATCCTATAGATGCACTACAATACCACTTACAGCAGTTAACAGAAGCTCCTATAGAAATAGATCGTGATGATCCTACTAACCCAATGATTTATGGGCATAACAAAGCTAATCCTGCTAAACTACAATATCGTATGATGCGGGCCGCAGGTCAATTAAAAGAATTAGCAGAACGTGTAAACAAAGCACAAGATGCAGAATCTTTAATAATGTGGCAAAGCATAGTTGCTAACTTTAAAGAGCTAGCAATGAATGTAGATCAAATTGGACATGCACTAGAAGAATTAGAGCAAACTAGACGTAAAGGCGGTGTTAATAGCCGCGGAATACCCGATCTAAGTTAATTTTTCTAGATCTATAATTCTAAATTCGAATAAATATACTCATAAGCTATTAAGCATTCTAACGAGTATATTCAATGACCACACGTAAATTAGACGAAAAAGTAAATAAATCCCAAAGCGGGGCACTACCTAGTGTTGTAAAGTTAAACACAGATCAGGGAATGGGTCATTATGAATGGGGTAAAAAAGTTGCCGGCCATGACGGTAAAAAGCAACATAGTCCTATCCCTAGTATGGGTGCATTCAAGGATACTCCTATTGCTGTAGGATATACAAAAGCAGAACAAAAAATGACCAAGGCCGCAATGGGTGGTAAAGGTGTTAAACAAATGACACCAAGCGGTAGTAAAGAAGCTGGCGATACTAATACAAAAAGTCCTGTTCGTAAATTTACCGAAGCAGGAGAAGTTCCGGCACAACAGGATCAACAAGATCCAAACAACCCACAAGATCCAAACGCTCAGGGACAACAACCTGCAGATGCCGCTCCCCCAGTACAACAACAGCAAGCGCCAACACCTGCTCCTGCACTAGACTTAGATCAAGTATTAGAAAAATTACCAGAAATTGTAGGTCACGCTAAAGAACGTAAAACACTAGATCCTAATTATAACAAAAAAACTTTAACAACAGATATTGCAGAACTTTTTGGTGCCGAAGCAACAGATCCTACTGTAGCTAAAATTGTTAAATTTATCAGCACTACTGAAAAAATTACAGAAAGTTTTAAGGATCAAGTACGCGGTAATGAACGTGCAAAATCAATTGGTGGCGTATTAGGTAAAGAACCAAAGAAACATCCCTATAACGATCGACTAGTAGGTGAGGATGAAGATTTAGACGCTGGTGTAGATAAAGTTACATTAGATGTTCCATTATTAATTCGTGTAATGGAATATGCTAAAGAAGATGCTAAAACAAATATGGAACTACACAGGGCAGTAGAACGTATGTTAGATATCGGTGGCGAATTAACCGTTAATGACTACAATAGAATAGTTTCTAACCTAGACGAAGATGCTGTAGTAGAAACTATTCACAAAGTCAAAGGCGGATATCGTTTACTCAGTAGTAAAGGCAAGAATCTAGGTACATTTGATTCAAAGGCCGCGGCAGAAAAACATGAGCGCGAAGTGCAATACTTCAAGCACAAAAACGAAAGCGTTGAATCTATTAGAAAAGAATTCAAAGCAATTAAAGAAGCCAGCGCAGAAGCTCTTAAAAATTACAAACGTGCCAGCGCAGGTGATGCTATCAATCGTCAAAATATTGCAGGCCGTTCGGGCGAAAAGGATCCTAAGATTGCTAAACGCAATGCAGGTCAAGAACGTGCAGAACAAAAACTGCAAGCCAAAGAAAAAGATGTTAAAGAATCTTTTGCACAGTTTAAGGCAGGTAAACTATAATGCCAACACCAATGTCTCCCATGAAGCCCATGAATGCCGCACAGGCAATGATGGCCAAAGCCAAAGATAATTTAGAAAAGGGTGGCGGCCCTAATACTGCAATGACCGGCGGTGTAAGTACCATGGACAAATTAAAAGCAATGGCCAATGGCACAACGGCTAGTCCAGCAGATGCCACAGGAGCAAAGCAACCAGGTGAAAAAGCCTTTTCTATCAAGACAGCACAAGATCCAGACGGTACTATTCACTTGTACGCAAAGAACGAGCAAGAAGCAAAACAAAAGTATCAACAACTTGGTAATCCTCTAGGTAATGCTAATGCGGCCGAAGAAGTTAAAGAAGCAGGCTTTCCTACAGCTAGCGACTGGTTCTCAAAGAAATTAAATAAAGTTGCGTCTAAGGGCGCGGCAAAGATTGGCTGGGATTATACCTATCCTGACAGCAAGACATTTGACCCTGAAGAGGAAGAAAAGAAACCATTTGGTAACTATCGTCAAAGTTGGACACGTAAAAACGTTGACAACAGATATAAAAATAATGACAGTAGTTCTAAACCTAGCAGTGATCGACAGTCGTTTCAACGCTCAACAACAAATAAACCCTGGGCCATTGTAACTACTCATGATAGAAGAGGTGAAACTGTAATTATGGCCGCAACTGCTGAAGAAGCCGCCAAGAAGTGGGAAAAAAGGTTTGGTAAGACCGGCGATAAGATTTTAAAAGTCTTTAAACCTAGAGATATGGAAGAAAGTATGAATACAACATTAAAAACAACATTTGAAGGTATCGAGGATACTATTTCTGACTTACTTGAAAGTTTTGGTTTAGAAAATGGTAGAGACTTTTATATTGACGGTACCATTCGCACACTAGACGAACAAGTAGCACAAGACATTTTGTCAGTCTTAGCAGACCACGAAATGCCAGGGCAAGCAAACTTACGCAGACTATCTGAAGGTTGGGCTATTAGCTTGATTGGTCAAGGCGAAGAACTTGTAGAGAATTTAACCATAGGCAATGATGCTATTGAAATCCGCCACATTGGTGAAGGTGTAGTTCGTGTTTATGTTAATCAAGAACTAGCAGAACAGTTTGATACGGGTACTGCGGCATTCAAATACGTTAAAACATTACAACAAAATTTAGCTGAGGCAGAACAAGAGCTTATGTCTGCGTTATCTGCTGAAGCAGGAGAAGATCTAATGAAAATATCTAATATCACTGAAGGCTGGGAAGACATGCTCAAAGCGGTCAAAGATCGTGATGACAAGAAAGTCGGCGACAAGTGGAAAACATCTAAGGGCGAAGTTACTAAAACTTCGACTGGTGTTATACATACACGTAGCTATGATCCTAAGACTGGAGAATCAGACGATGAAAAGCCAAAAGACGCAGATGGTAATCCAGTAAAGCGTGGTCGTGGTCGTCCAAAGAAAGTTCGCGAAAGTCTAGCCGCTATTCAAGCAATGCGTAAACAAGTTGCTGAAGCACTAGCCAAGATTGATCGCTTACCAGAAGCACAACGCAATACAGCACAAGTACAAGCAATGGTAGATCGTTTAACTGAAAGTGTGCGTAACGCAATCGCAAGGGCAAAATAATGAACAAGAGAGATAATCCTTTACTAGATAAAGAAGACTATCTCGCCAAGCGTAAGGCTTTGCAGGATATTCAAATGGATCCTCATACACACAAGGATCCAGAGCTTACTGCTGAACTAATGCGTAAGGTCGCTCATCTTAAAAAGCAAGCCCAAGAAATGGGACTAGAAGAAGCAGATCACAGTTTTAATTTGTCTACTTTAAATACTGGTTCACGTAAACTAATTACGCATGTTCGTAACAAGTATCCTTTTGCTAAATCAGATCTAGAAGCATTGTTGGCTTATATTAGAGATGAAGATAGCAGTTTAGAAAAAGAAATAACTGATCTAGAAGGGCACGACGAAGTACACGATACTGAAATTGATACCTTAGATAATGAATTAGACGGTGAACAAGAAGAAAGTGACAATCATGAGCGCCGTATCAAAGAACTTGAAGATCGTGTTAAAGAAATAGCAAACAGAGTTTTTTCTGGCATTGAAAGAAGATAATGGACGATTTAGTTAAAGAAACAAAAGTAGTAATGGCTAATAATTTTGCCCTATATCTTAAGGCGCATAACTACCACTTTAACGTTGAGGGGCCTGACTTTTATCAATATCATAAATTACTAGAAGACATTTATAATGAACTATGGCAAGCACATGATGCCATTGGCGAACACGTAAGGGCTTTAGGTGCATACGCTCCTGCTAGCTTTTCTAGATACAGTGAGCTTACTGAAATTGACGATGAAGTTAAAGTTCCAGAAGCATTAGAAATGATTCGTAGACTATTAGAAGACAACGAGCGTGTCATTGGTAGTTTATATAGAGCATATGAAAGAGCAGAAGCACACCAAGAGTTGGGCCTTGCTAATTTTTTCCAGGATCGTATAGACGTCCACAAAAAGCATAGCTGGATGCTACGTAGCACTTTAAAAAGAGCATAACATGAAAACAAACATTAAAGAATACATTGAAATAAGCGCATACAATCGTGCTATTGATCATCTTAAAGATCGTGGCATTACTGCTGTAATTCGCGAAGATAAAAAGATTGTTGTTGAACAACAAGACTATGAACGTGCTGTTAATACTTTAGGTAAAGCATACAAGTGGGGCGAACTAAACGTTAATCCTACGGTTACTACACTACTGGAACACTATAGTCTAGAATCTATTGTTAAGCGTTTCCCTAAAGAAATTAAAGATTGGCGCAACAACGGTGATATGAGCGATGATTTATTCCATGCGCTATATGATTACTACTTTGATGAAATGCCATATGGTACAAAGAAAGCTCGCGATGGCGATCCTTATGAATGGGTAAGTGATCGTTTAGATCAAGATCTAGGAGATACTGAATTAGAAGAAGATAGTGCATATCGTCTTACGCTACCTGCAGGATATGGAGATTATTCTAAAGGCGGAAAGGCGGCGTATGCTCAACGCCAAACAGATAGAGAGTTTGATAAACAAGAAGCCGAGTATATCAGAAAAAAAGAAGAAGAAGATAGAATTAGAAAACGTTACAGAGGACAAGAAGTAGACGAGGCTAGTGGCGCACACATGTTTGTAATGGGCGATACTGTTTACCACGACAACAAAGAAGGTCGTGTTGATCGTCAAGAAGGCAACAAAGTATTTGTACACGTTGGTAATGGTGATATGGATGTATGGCCCGCAGACGAAACTAGTTTAACTCGTCAAGGTGTTGTTCCTACAATGCGTAAGCACATCAATCAAATTGCTCGCGGCATGAAAGGCTTTATGACCGGTCGTCCTGAACTAGAAGAATCTAAAGACGATGACATGGACATGGATGCTGATGCTAGCGATGACATGGCCAACGACGAGTCAGATAACGAAGAATTAAAAGATGAAGTTAAGAATTTTCTAACACAAATTCAAGACGGTGCAAGAACTGGTCAAGATATGATTGACAACTTAGCCGATGAGCTTAACAGTTTATATGATGCTATTGAACAAAGCGAAGATCAAAGTTTAAAAAATGCTTATCACTATGCAATGGACAAAGGTCAAGAAGCTGAGGGTAACCCTGCACTGATGGCTAAAATTATGGCCACAGCAATTAACATGCTAGGTAAAGGTAATAAAGTTGCAGAAGCAAAACGTATTGGTCCTGGCGGAGAAGAATACGACTCAGTGGCTATTGGTTCAAAGAATGGCAAGAACTATACTGAACTTAAAAAGAAAAAAGACGGTAGCCGTGTAAGCGTTGACGACGAAGAACTAGAAAAGAATTACAAAAAAGAGAAAGCCGAAGAGTCTGCAGATTTATCTGCATTAAGAAAATTGTCTGGCTTAAAGTAATCCACCTACCTTAGGACCTGCTGTTGCGGTTTACGGTGGGGGCGGCTACTGCCCTAAATCCTAGGAGTCGTGCCCAAAGATTTGAAAGTGTAGCAAAATAAATATGTTAATGCAAGACGTAACCCTTACATTAGCTAAATTTACAAAGGGTGGGTACTGGTCAGTACCCATTTCTTTTGAGGGTGTTCCCGGGCCCGAATACGTAAGCCTATTTGATCAAAATGGATATGACCTAACTGAACTGGAAAAACTTTACAGTCAAGTCAATGGCAACAACACTACTGATCATCGCAATAGTACACACCACGCATTAAAGCAACCTTGGTTCACACAGGAATCTAAAACACAAGGAGCGGTACTTAACCATTCTTTGATCTTTGAACGTAAAGGATATGAAGGTCCTGCATTAGATCAGTTAACTACATGGTCGCAGACTAATCCTTTAATTAATAAAGTATCTAAGATGCGTCCTAAATGGGGCCTAGACTTTAGCATAGATTATGCTGATGTTGAGGGTAATGTATTTGAGGTATTGCATTGGGAGTACGACGGCTTTGACTACGACGAAATACAAGAAAGAAAGTTACGTTACGAACTAAAGTTTTTGCGTACAGACTGGGACGATGCCGCAAAAACAATTCTTACACATAAAGACAAATGGCATCACTTGGACTTCTTTGCCCAAAGCAATTGGAAGTGTAATTACTTTGGTATTGAAAAAGAACGCTTTAAGATGGTGATCTGGCAGTAATCTTAAATAAAAATTTACACGGAGTACTAATGGAAGAACAGAACAGTTGGACCGGACCTAATGGTCCTTGGAATCAAATAGAAACTAATACAGATTATATCTTTTCTATTGACAATGCTGTACCAGAATGGTTACAGAAAAGCATAGATGATCAGTTTTATAGATTACCATTAGAATTTAATCACTATAGCCATCCTGGCGCAAGACCTTTCTTTGGGCGTACATTTTACAATCAAAGAACAGGACAAAACCAGGAAGCACCATGGGGCATATACGCACTTATAAATCTTATTAAGTTTCATGTACTACCTGCTGTAGATTCTAGAGCACAATTTTTAGATTTATTACGCATCAATGTAAATGCCTATCCGGCAACATACGCAGGTTCAAAACATGTAGACTTCGACGATGATGTACGAATCTGGTCAGTACTTTACTATGTTAATGACAGTAATGGTCCTACTAGATTTTATAAAAGTTTTTCTGACGATACTCCTGTTATAGATGCTGAAGCGAAAAAAGGAAGATTATTAATGTTTCCTGCGTGTTACGCACATCAAGCATTAGCAGGATCAGGAGATTTACGCATGACTATTAACTTTGGTATTGCTATTGATAGCTTGTTAAACGATAAAGCATATTCGGGGATATAAATGATAACCATTACAGATAAAGCCGCAGATAAGATAAAAGACTTATACATAGATGAAAACGATTCTAGTATACTGGGATTGCGTATCTTTGTACAAGGCGGAGGTTGTAGCGGTTTTCAGTATGGTTTTACCTGGGATAGTACACAAAACGAGGACGATTTTATAGTAGAACACAATGAAATTAAGGTAATTATAGATGCTATGAGTATGCAGTACCTAAACGATGCTGTTATAGATTTTAAAGAAGAACTTATGGGCTCGCAGTTTGTTATAAAAAACCCCAATGTTACACAAACCTGCGGATGCGGATCGTCCTTTGGAGTCTAGGCCAAAATTTGGCTAAATACTAAACTATGAGAGCACAAGAATTTATTAACGAACATTGGGACGCTGGCAGTGGTGCATGGAACCCTGAAAAGGCTAAAATAGATATTATAGGTCTAGGACACTTAATTCTTATGGGTACAGTTTCAGTAGGAGTTAACGGGATTGACAGCATCAAGGCTGTTACTAAAGTAGGACTTACTGATCCAGAACTACATGCTGAACTTAAGAAGTTTTATCAAATAACCAAAGATGCAAAACGCGATTGCATTCCTGTAATTAAGAAATGGCTACAAGCAAATAGGCCAAAAATTGCAGGAGAGTTACATGACGATTTTTGGGAAGGCGAAAACTGGATATCTAGCAAAATGTTCTCAAATGGTGCTCATACTAAAGAATCCAAATAACAGGAGATACACATGGAAGTCGGACACAACGGAATTGCGCTAATACAACACTTCGAAGGTTGTTTTAGTAGTGTACCAAACTCTGCCGCAAACGGCAAAATTAGACCAAAACCTGTAAGTAATCTAAACAATTTAGGACAAACAGTTTACAGTTATCGTTGCTCAGCAAACGTTCCTACTATTGGTTGGGGAAATACTAAGTGGACTGATGGATCTCCAGTACAAGACGGAGACGAATGTACATTAGATGATGCTAACATTTTGTTTGCACAGGAAGTTGCAGAATTTGCACACGGCGTAGACAAATTAGTCAAAGCACCTATAACACAAAATCAATTTGACGCTTTAGTTTGCTTTGCATATAATGTAGGACTAGGTGCTTTACGTAGTTCAACATTATTAAAGATGGTTAATAGTGAGCAATATCACTTATGCCGCGAAAACTTTTTAAAATGGAATAAGGCAGGCGGTCGTGAACTTCCTGGTTTAACTAAACGCAGATCAGCTGAAGCAGATCTATTTGAAACTCCCGACGAATAATATGAGCAATTCTGACATTTATAAATTTAGAGACTTGGTTGCAAAAGCATCTGCACCAAAACAAGAACCAGTTGTTGAAGAATTAGAAGATGATCTTTCTCCGGACGAAGCTAGCCAATTGGCAGACGAAATTGAACAGTATGTTAATGACTTATCTGGAGCAATGGAGTCTATTGAACATATTATTAAAAGCAGACTTCCTAGAGAATATCGTTATATGGAACACTATACGTTTCCTCATATCAAAACTTGTATTGGCGGATATGGTTATGAAGACCGTATGATTAAGAGTTTTAATGATTTGATCGAAGATCTCCGAAATCATGAAGGTTTTGACGACGAAGAAGAATAAGTTGTAAACTTAATTCTGGCCACAGGCGTTATATAATTACAGTAAGGAGAACATTATGAAAAAAGTTCTAGCTGGTTTATTGATAGTTGTATCTAGTGCCGCAATGGCACAACATCGCCCGGGTGGCCATCACCATCATCACCATCATGGAGGCGGTTGGGGTTGGGTAGCACCTGCACTAATTGGTGGTGCAGTAGTATATGCTGTTACTCGTCCCCCTGTAGTACAACAACCCCCTGTAGTTATTCAACAACCTCCCCCAGTAGTATATGGCACTCCTGTGCCTCCAGTCGGTTATCATTATGAAAATATATTAGATGCTAACTGTAACTGTTATAGACTAGTATTAATTTCCAATTATGGCATACAGTGACAAAGTAATCGATCACTATGAAAACCCGCGTAATGTTGGTAGTTTTGATAAGTCTGATAGCGCCATTGGTACTGGTATGGTTGGGGCACCTGCTTGCGGCGATGTTATGAAGTTGCAGATCAAAGTTAACGACCAAGGGATTATCGAAGATGCCAAATTCAAAACATATGGATGCGGATCGGCAATTGCAAGCAGTTCTCTTGTTACCGAATGGGTTAAGGGCAAGACTCTTGACCAAGCAACCAGCATTAAGAATAGTCAGATTGCAGAAGAACTTGCATTACCGCCCGTAAAGATCCATTGCTCCATTTTAGCAGAAGATGCTATTAAGGCCGCAGTCAACGATTACATTTCAAAACATAATCAACCAATAAGCGATAAGTGACTTGACTTTGTCTTCTTGCTAAATTATACTAGTAAAGTATTTTTAACAAGGAGGCATTATGCCAAGTCGCTCATTCAGTTCAGAAGATATCGCAAAACTCAAAAAACTTTTCACAGAAGGCTCACGTGTACTACGTGAAATGGAGGACTTAAAAGAAGGTCTCAAAGAAACGGTTAAAGCAATCGCCGAAGAAATGGACATGAAGCCTGCTACATTAAACAAGGCTCTCAAGATTGCACATAAGAACGCACTACAACAAGAACAATCAGCCTTTGCTGAACTAGAAGAAGTTCTTGAAGCCGCAGGTCATACCCTTTGATCGAATATGTTAATACAACAGTCCAGTGGATTAAGGACGACTGGAAATCGCATAAACTTCGGTTTGTAGTTGAACTCCTTGCTTGGGCTGTTAGTATTGGTTGTAGTATTACTATGGCTGTGACTGTTCCTAATCCCCCGCTACTAGCATTGTATCCGGTTTGGATCAGCGGTTGTGCTATGTACGCTTGGGCCTCGTGGACTCGTCGTAGCTTCGGTATGCTAGCTAACTATATTTTATTAACCACTATCGATGCTGTGGGACTCATAAGGATGTTAATTAATTGAGCTACGTTGACGCAATTTATAATAAAGAAAAGGACTTGATTCAAGTAGCAGAACGGGTTAACGGAGTACGAAAGTATAGAGACTTTCCTGCAAAGTACCAGTTTTACTATCAAGATCCTAAAGGCAAGTACACTAGCATCTACGGCGAATCATTGAGCCGTGTGGCTGTTAATACTCATAAGGCCTTTGAAAAAGAAAAACGTATCTACGGACACAAACGTTTATATGAAAGCGATCTAAAGCCTGTGTTTAGATGCTTAGAAGATAATTATCTAAACGGAACTGATCCAGTACTTAATGTTTGCTTCTTTGACATTGAAGTTGCATTCCATAAGGAAAAAGGTTTCGCAGATCCAAGCGATCCATTTAACCCTATTACATCTATTACACTATATCTAGGATGGCTAGAACGTCTTATTACATTGTGCATTAAGCCTGATGCAATGCACCAAGCAGACGCCGAAGCAATTTGTGCCAAATTTGATAATACTGTTTTATGTAATACTGAACACGAAATGCTTGAGTTGTTTCTGAGTCTTATCGAAGACGCAGATATTTTCAGCGGCTGGAACTCAGAAGGTTTTGATATTCCATATATGGTCAATCGCATTACAAAGATCATGGGTAGAGATTATAACCGCCAATGGTGTTTGTGGAATCATCAACCTAAGGCACGAGAGTATGAAAAGTTCGGCAAGACTGCTGTTACATTTGACTTTGTTGGACGTATTCATTTAGACTATCTAGAACTATATCAAAAGTACACTTATCATGAACTTCATACATATCGCTTAGACTATGTAGGAGAGATTGAACTAGGTGAACGCAAGATTCAATACGAAGGTACACTTGATCAATTATATAACAATGACTTTGAAAAGTTCTTAGCGTATAACCGTCAAGACGTTATGCTTCTAGTTAAGATGGATAAAAAGTTACAGTACATTGATTTAGTAAACGTTTTGGCTCATGCCAATGGTGTACTGTTACGTACTACACAAGGTGCGGTTGCTGTTACAGATCAAGCTGTTATCATCGAAGCACATCAACGTGGATTAATTGTTCCTGACCGTATACGTAGTAAGGAAGGTGAAACACAAGCCGCAGGTGCTTATGTAGCATATCCAAAGAAAGGCTTACATGAGTGGATAGGTTCTATGGACTTGAATTCGCTGTATCCTTCGGTTATTCGTGCGCTTAACATGAGTCCAGAAACAATCGTTGGCCAAGTGCGGCAAGATCGTACTAAGGAAATGATTAGAGAAGGTATGGCTAGTGGATTAGCATTTGCAGAATGTTGGGAAGGTAAGTTTGCTTGCCTTGAGTACGACATTGTTATGAACCAAGATATCGGTGAAGATGTTATCATTGATTGGGAGAATGGTAAGAGTCAACAAGTAAGTGGCAAGGAAGCATATGATATGATTTTCCTTAGCGGTCAAAGTTTGATGCTTAGTGCTAACGGCACTATCTTTACCTATGCTAACAAAGGTGTTATCCCAGGTCTATTAGAACGCTGGTATTCTGAACGTAAAGAACTACAAGCAAAAGCCAAATCAGCTACAGACTCAAAAGACTTTGAGTTTTGGGACAAGCGTCAGTTGGTCAAGAAGATTAACTTGAACTCTGCTTATGGTGCGTTGTTGAACGCAGGTAGTCGATTCTTTGATCAACGCCTAGGACAGTCAACTACACTTACTGGTAGACAAATTGCCAAGCATATGGCCGCACAGGTTAATGAAATGTTCACTGGTCAATATGATCACGTAGGCGAGTCTATTATCTACGGTGACACTGACTCTGCGTATTTCTCTGCTTATCCTATATTCAAAGAAGAAATCAAACAAGGTAAACTTGATTGGACGATTGAGAAAGTAATTGAACTCTACGATCAAGTATCCGACGAAGTCAATACTACATTCCCTGCATTTATGAATCGTGCGTTTAACGTACCGAATGCCTACTCACAAGTTATTAAAGCAGGACGAGAAGTAGTTGCAAGCAAAGGCATTTACATTACTAAGAAACGTTATGCTGTATTAATTACAGACAAAGAAGGCAAACGCAAAGATACCAACGGAGATGCCGGCGAAATCAAAGCTATGGGTCTTGACCTTAAGCGAGCAGACACTCCAGAATATATGCAACAGTTTCTTGAAAGTATTTTATTGGACTTGCTAGTTGGCAAGGACAAGCAACATATATTAGATAGAATTATAGAGTTTAGACAAGAGTTTAAGAATAAACCTGCATGGGAAAAAGGTACGCCAAAACGTGTTAATAACTTAACACATCACACGGCCGTTTTCAATAAGACGGGTAAATGCGGCATTGGACATGCACTGGCCGCTATAAATTGGAACCGCATGAAGAAAATCCACAGCGATCAATTCTCTATGGAGATTGTCGATGGTATGAAAGTTATTGTTTGCAAACTAAAAAGCAATCCATTAGGAATGACTAGTATCGCATATCCAACAGACGAGCATAGACTCCCACATTGGTTTAAAGAACTACCGTTTGATAATGATGCAATGGAAGGTGCAATTATTGATAACAAGATTGAAAACCTATTAGGCGTGTTGAACTGGGACTTAAAATCAACCCAGTTGAATAATACATTTAACCTTTTGTTCGAATAATTTGACAAAAGACTTGACACGACCTAAATATAAATGTTAACATAGACACACAAGGAGATTTCCATGAAAGACATTATTGTAGACATCGTTAAACAAACAGCAGGACTAGGTACTATTGAATGTTTAAAGATTACAGGCACCCCACAAGAAACAGCTATTGCGGCCATTGATCCAGATAAGACTGTTGTTATTAATGCAAAATTGCATAATCCATCAACTGACTTTGTAGGCGAGTTTGGCATGGGTAATTTAAGTTTCTTAAACGGTGTATGTAGTATGTACAGCAGAGATGGTGCTACGGCATCAGTTACAAAAACTCAACGAAACGGAGTTGATGTACCAGAGCATATTATTTTTAATGATACAGATGGTAATTCAGACAAGTATCGTTTAATGAGTAAAGAAATTGTTGATGCTCAAATTGAAGTAGTTAAGTTCAAAGGCGCCAAGTGGGACGTTACATTTGAACCAACAAAGGCTAAGGTTCAAGAACTAGCACAAGCCGCATCTATTTACGGTAGCATTGAACCAACCTTTACATTCAAAGCAGAAAATGGCAATTTGATGGTAGTACTAGGTAGCGACACCGGCGGTAGCCATTTTGGTAAGAGAACTTTTGCTAACAATGTAGGCACAGGCTTGCGCGACGGACTTACTTTCCCTCTAACTCAATTCTTAAGCATTCTTAAGTTAGGTATGAGTGGTGTATGTGCTGTAAGCATTAGTAACCAAGGTGCTTGTCAAATTAGTGTAGACACAGGAATTGGCCTGTACAACTACATCCTCCCAGCATTAACTCGTTAATGTTTAAAAAGTTATCCGATGGCACTGAATGCCGTATTAAGTGGGCAGGTAAACCTATCGCCTATCTTGATATAGGCCCCGATCGTTATTATTTTAAAACAAAAAGAGATTTGGTAGAATTCAGTGACATGATTAACATTTTCATCAAGGCCTACTGGGAAGACTTTGAACCCGGTACTCTTGATGATAAACTAGAAGATGATTATTTTTAAGGAGAATCCATGTACGAGAATCGAATCAAACATTTAGAAGAAGCACATCATATGCTTGATAAAAAAATCGATCAAATGGAAAGAACTGGAGTATACGAAGACGAGGATATTCATAAACTTAAGAAGCAACGTTTACTACTAAGAGATCAGATTCAAGACCTATTAAAAAAACAAAATACTGAAAGTAAAAAATGAGCCATAAAACAACCGTAGACATGGATCCGCGCAACAAAGACTATGCTGTCTTTTTGCCTAGTATCTCTGGTTTCTACAATACATTTATTAGTAAACAACAAGCAGAAGAATTTGTACCAAAAGATCGTATTCCTACTGAGTTCGAGAATGGTATTGAAGGTATGAACTTCCTTAATAAGGACAAGGCATACTTCCATTATAGTCACGCACTTTACTCAGCAGGCCATGCACAGCTTGACATTGCTAAAAGCGATGTACAAGAGTCGATGGTACAAAAGCGAGACAAAGGTAAGACTTGGATTCTAGGAGACTCCGGTGGATTCCAGATTGGTAAGGGTGTAATTAACTTTGACTGGCAACGCTTCTGGGAAAAGCAAGGTGATGCAGGATATGTAGGTACTGCTGATAAAACACGTATGGCTATCCTTAACTGGCTAGAACATACCGCAGACTATTCAATGATTCTTGATATTCCAAGTTGGGCGGCCGCCCCTATTAACCAACAACGCACAGGTCTTAAAGACTTTAACGACTGTTTACAAGGTACATTGTTTAACAATGATTTCTTTGTACGTAATCGTAAGAACCAAACTAAGTTCTTAAACGTTTTACAAGGCGGTAATAACGTTGATGCAGAGATTTGGTATGAAGCAGTTAAACATTTCCCGTTTGAAGGTTGGGCGATGGGTGGTAATAACATGCGTGATGCAGACTTAATGTTACGCCGATTAATCAAACTACGTGATGAGAAATTACTAGAGCCAGGTCGAGATGTTATTCACTTCTTGGGTACAAGTAAATTAGATTGGGCCTGTGTACTAACCGCAGTCCAACGTAACTTACGTAAACACGTAAACGAAAACATGAAGATTACATATGACTGTGCTAGCCCTTTCCTAGCTACAGCTTATGGACAAGTGTATACACAACACGTACATCAAAACGATCGCTTCAGTTACTTAATGACTAAAGCTATTGACAACAAGAAACTTGCTGGTAGTAAGATTGCATGGCCTTGGGGCAGTCCGGTAGGCGAACGCATGACTATGGGCGACTTGTGTTGGTATGCGCCAGGTATGCTAAACAAGTTAGGCAAAGAAGGTAAAACTTCTTGGGATAGTTTCAGTTACTTCTTAATGATGGGTCACAATGTGTATCAGCACATTGAAAGTGTACAACGTGCTAACGCACTTGCAGATGCCGCTAGTATTGTTGCTAATTTAGATCCGCATCATTGGCAAAAAGTTAAAAAGGGCGACGAGTATTCTGAATGGGTGCCTCGTAATACTC